GTACAAGTTCAATCTGTCCCCGATATGGCTTTTGTAGATGGGCTGGAAACATCGGGTAGGTGAGCCGATTCAATGTGTGGATTACTATGCATATAGGCTTGTGTGTCATGCGTCGCGTCTAGGGGGTCACCCCCCGGTGGGGTCGCGGCCGGGGCGATATCGATGGCCTCCCCGTCTGCCGGCGTCTCAATGTTACCGCCTGAGATCTCGGCCAGTAAGTCATCGGCCGATCGAGCCTCGACATCGATGGCCTCATTATTCAGCGCGAGCCGCAACGACGCCATGAGCCGTTCTCGGATCTGCGACGCGTCGGTCACCTGTACAACCTCCCGCCGCTCGGTGAAGAGCGCAACCTCGGTAATCTTGCCCAGTAGTTCCAACGCCTTCATTCTCTGCGCCGGGGGAAACTCCTCGTTCAGCGCGTGCTTGGTCAACTCGTGAATAGTCAACGCCCTCAAATGAGCAGGGGTTGCATATTTCTGCGCCTCAAATGCCGCCTTAAACGCCTCGACCTGCCCCTGTATATCCCCGCGCCCTGCCATCTCTCCCCCGCGCTTGCCTACTGTTGAGGTCTTACCCTTCGAGTCATACGCCTTGCGATACGCCCCGGCCTTCGTTTCACCCAATGCGATTTGACGGGCGAACTCCCTTTGTTTCGCTGTTAGCCGATTTTCTCCCTTACTGGCCGCCCCCAGTATTACCGACTCGATCGGAACAGCATCTAGTCCCTCTCTGATCTCTTTTCTACTTAACTTTTTCATAGGTACGCCTTGAGGATTTCGATCGCGTGATTCTATCTCCCTATTGGAGAACAAATCAACCTGTTCGCCTTCGGCTAAGACCCGGCCGCCGCCCTATCCATAAATAATTACATAGTGCTTAACGAACGGCATCGCCAACACAACCGCAAAACAAACCCACGCCCAAAAATCGCTTTTTTCTTTTTTCATTCTCTGCCCTTTTTACTGGCGACAGAATTGCCGCCCTTACCTAACAAGACAATTCAACCCATCGAAATGTCAGGCATTCCCTACTAATTCACTCGGGAATCACCCCCGCTCGACTGGTCAAATAATAACCACTGGTTTTTTGTCGGGAATTGAAAAAAAGTGATCAAACCCCCTTGACAGTCAATCCCCAAGCCCTCAGAGTCTCACCTGTGGACTACCCCACATAACCACCTGCTAGGAGATAACACAATGAAACCAACCGAGGCGCTTACCCGCGCGACTACCGGCCTATCGTGGGCCAATTATGCCGCGATCATTGACGGATTTTCTCAGAAGGGAATCCCCGCCGACGAGATCAAGCCCCGCGAGAATGTCTTTACCTTCAACGCTTGGCGGGCACTTGGCCGAACAGTTGACAAAGGACAACACGGGGTAAAGGTAATGACCGTCATCGAAACCACCGACAAAGACACTGGTCAACCTAAAAAACGCCCGTGGGCTACGACCGTTTTCCACATAAGCCAAACCAAACCGATCAAGGAGCCAACCGCATGACCTACGCTATCCGAAACCACAACGGCCGGCTTCTCGGCTATCACCCGACCAAACGCGCCGCCGAGCAAGAGGCGCGCTTTTACCGCACCCAAACGGGAAACCCCGCCTACATCGAGAAGGAACCCACCCGGCCGGCCTCGATCATCGATCGCCAACTTACCCGACTTTTCAAGGTGAACAAATGAAAATCACACTCGAACGCCGCGACCAGTATGGCGCGCCCGTATACCACCCCATCGACGACGCCGCTCGCCTGTTCGCCCGGATCGCCAAGACCAAGACCCTAACCCCGGACACGATCGCCGCCGTTCGCGCCCTCGGTTATCAGGTCGAAATAACCCACCCGAAAACCTACCTAGAGGAGATCAACGCATGAGCATCTACACAGACGAGGGCTACGCCAACCGCCGCGCCTACCTCGACAGTCTGGCCGATGATTACGGTCTCGATCGATCGACAGTCTACGCGCTCGCCGGGATCCTCGGCCCCAATGAGGACTTCGACGGGCTTATCTGCGCCCTCGAGGACGCCGCCAACGAACTGAGCGAGGCCGACGAATGACCGACGCCCAAATGCACCGCGCCGCCGTCGCCATGCAATCAGGCACGCATGGACACTTCGCCGCCTCGATCGGAGACGCCTACATTGCCGCCGATCCGACCAACCGGGAGCGACTGGCCGCCGCCTTTCCTGACCTGTTCGCTCGCGTCCACGAATTCCACCACCCTAAACTGGAGATTGTCACCAATGAATAAGAGAGAACGCCAAGAACTGCACCACACCTTCAACGCCTTGCAGTCGATCGGATTCACCTTCGACGAGTGCGAGAAACTTCGCCGCATATCCATGACCCTGCGCCGCTGGTTCGAACTTGAGTGCGGAAACTCAGACGGCCCCCGGGAATGGTGCATAGAGCGCGACGAAAACGAGAAACCCTTTTTTGTCACCCGCTACCACGGCAAGGAAAAGACCACCGAAACCCGCACCCCAACCCCCGACAGGGAGGCTGGAGCCCGCCGCCGCCTTGGGGCGATCATTCACGCCCGGAACATTCGCCAGCCCCTGCAAGAGTCGCCGCTCGTTTCCTCGTATATCCAAGGAGATCCGCGCGGAGCATCTCTTTACATTCTGCGCCCCGGAGATATTCCCGAGGGCAAAGACCCCTGCGCGTATTACTCGCGCGGCATTTGCGTCTACTAAGGAGCCCGAAACCATGCTAACGACACAGAAACAAATCCGCGCCTTATTTTGGGAGGCCTTCCCGGATCTGTCGCGCCGGAAAATTACCGACTACACCGGAGAGGGGGAAATGTACCCCACCGACACCCGGTGTGCATTTTGCGATTTTCTCGACGCCCTGCACCGTGACGGCCAGATCTCCGACGCGCTTGCAGACCGCGCCACACTCTAAAGGGGCACGCCATGACCACAGAAACAACGAGCCGTTGGACTGTATGGGTCGGAGGTGTAGAGGTAAACGACTATTACATGACGGAGACAGACGCCCAAAAATTAGCCGACGAATACAAGGCCGCAGGATATGACGACGCAACCGTTGAGGAGGTGATTTGATGCTCTACCAGTACAAACCACACCCCAACGACCCGCAAGCCGCCGCCCTGCCCTATGGCCTACGCCTGAGGATCATACCCAACACGCGACAAGGGGACAGCGTGCAAGTTAAGGACACCGCCGGGAATCCCCTTGGCCGGGTTTTATTTCAATCATTGGAGGTTATGAAATGACCGATTACTCAGACGCAATCCGGGACGCCTATTCTTACGGACGACCCGCCGCGATCGTCGGCCAGTCACTCATGGACGGAATGATCGCCGGAGGACTGACGGAGGCCGAGGCGCTCTCCCTGCTGTACTCGAAAGCCTATCGATGGGCTTTAGATTTTCAACTGGGCGACGCCCTGCGGGACATAGCCGAGGAGACGGGGAGACGATTAGCCCATGAGTATCGCGGCCACGAGTGGACGCAATACGACCTACCACAACACGCCAAACTTAAGGAGGCCACCGCATGAGATTAGCCGCTTTCGCCCGGACAGATGCCGGGCTGTTCAAAGTTTACGACCACGGCCAAGACTGGCAAATAGTGGGGGATCACTTCGAGAGATGGGCGAGTGCATGGGCGGCAGATCGCCCCGCCAGTCTGCGCCGCGCCTGTTCCCTGATCCCCACCGCCGACCCGTCCGCGATCGTCTACACGGAGGGCGCCGAATGAACCGCCGAGAACTTGAGGCCATGCGCGAGCGACTGGCCGCCCGGAGTGCGTCTGAAGGTGAGGAACACCCCGCCGCCGCGATCGTGGCCGGGGTTTTATTTGCGGCTGTGATTCTGTTGGCCTGTTTTATTTAGGGAGGGTGAGGAGATGAGGATCGCCACATTTAAGAACGGACACGCCACATTCGAGCGGCTTAGTCCGTCGGGTTATTACCTGATTCAGGTTTACAGAGGATCAGAACTGCACGACAAGGTCAGGTGCGACGATTACCGAATGGCCTTGGACTATTGGAAATCATTCAAAAAACTAGCGCGAGGAGCATAAAAAATGGAAGTGATCGAGGTTGAGATTTATACATTTGAAGAACTGGAGAGTGAGGCTAAAGAGAAGGCGAGGGAATGGTATCGAAACAGCCTTGAATATCTTTGGTTTAGCGAATCTATTGATTCGATCCGGGCATTTTGTAAACACTTCGGGGTGAACCTGATGGACTGGGAGATTGGGGGAGGGAGTGGCCGTGATTTTATTAAGACAGACGCGACCAATTCTAATTTCCGGGGGGTGAGACTGGCCGACATTGACCGGGAGCATATGCCGACGGGTTACTGCTTGGACTGTGACCTATGGTACGAATTCCACGATCAATTCAAGCGCACCGGGGACGCCAAGTATTCATTTGATCAGGCACTTGAGGCCGCGATCTGTGCGATTAACCGGGACATTGAATATCAATTCTCAGATGAGGCCGTAGATGAGAGCCTGATTGCCAATGAGTATCGATTCACAAACGAGGGAAAATTTTTTAACTAAGGAGATTGGAAAATGAGTGAAAACCTAACCACTAAGTGGGCTAAGAAGGCGCACGATCAACTGGTCGGCCGCAAGATTGTCGCAGTCAGATATATGGGAGATGACGAGGCAGAGGAATTCGGTTGGTATCAGAGGCCGATCGTCATTCAATTAGACGACGGGAACCTGATCTACCCGTCGGCCGACGACGAGGGCAATAACGGGGGTGCGCTGTTCACAAATAATGAGGCCGACCCTGTTCTACCAACACTATCGCTAGGAGATTGACATGGGATTCTTTTCTAAAACTTGCGCTAAAACGAACCTGCCAGTCATTCATCATGGATATGGGGACGATTGGCATAGCAAGCACCCGGACTTTTCCGAGGTTGTCGTGCTATACCCTGACGGCCGCAAAGTGGAGGGGTTCTATACGGGTTACGGACGGGTTCTAGCCTCGGAAGGTGAGGTCACATTGTGCCCTGATGGATACACCGAGGAACTGTGGGGGAGCCTTAAATTTGTCCTGAAAAAGCACTATGCCGGGGAATCCTACGGGGATTTAGGCCGCTCGCACGATGAGATGGCGCAGGGTCATTTTATGGCCGAGGATTTTATCCTCTATTGCAAGATGCTCAAACCCAAGGGGTTCAAGGACTACTCGGGGTACAAACGGGCATTTCAAAAACACGCCCAATGGTAGAAAAATATGAGCGCATTTTTTCAACTGCTAGGAGACGCGATCGCCCTGTTGGCCTTCGCGTGCGTCATATATATATTGGCCTGTATGTTTATTAGGAGTGAGAAATGAGAACAGAAATGGCGTTAAAAATTATGGGGTTTTGCCAAGATCAATTGCACTTGGAGGAGGGTGAGGCGGCACAAAGTATGGCGATGGCGGCGGCTATGCTATCGGGAAACGAACATAACATTTTGGGTTTAATAAAAATGATGCTTGAAACTTACGAGATTATGGAGAACGAAAATGCATGAAATGACTGACGAACAAAAAGCGACAATCAGATGCGCCTACTTAGATTTACTTGGAGCGATTCAGGCGATGCGTCAATTAGATATGCACGCCCACGACTGGGACGCACACGAGCAGAGCATTGAAGAGATAGAGAAATACTTTCCCGATGTAATCGGATCTTTAATTGAGGAGAATCAAAATGCCTAACTGGTGCGATAACACATTAAGAATTTCACACCCCGACCCTGCAATCATGGAGAAGGCGGCCGCCGCATGGAACAAGGGAGAATTTCTAGCGACCTTTGTCCCCGAGCCTGACTATCCTGAGTATTCGGATTGTGAGATCAAAAAGGCCGAGGGGGGATCGACCATGCCCGATTGGTGGAACTGGCGCATAAAAAACTGGGGGACTAAATGGGATATCGGCCTTGATCCCGACTACGGGAACAGCGTCGAAGTAGTGGACGGACAGTTTACTGTCGGGTTTTTGAGCGCATGGTCGCCGCCCATTGAAGCCTACGATTCTATGGTTGAGCAGGGATTCTCTATTCAATCCTATTACTTTGAACCGGGGTGCGATTTCTGTGGCCGATACGAGGACGGGATCGACGACTGCTATATCGTGAGTGATGGAGGGATACCCGAGGATATCGATCGGGAGATGGGCGTTTCAGAAACTATGGGGAACTATTCATGAAACTATCTGATAAGGAAGTATATGAGTATCAGAAGATCGTCCTTGAACTGGATGATCTGTTCGATGGCCTGAGTATGAACGCTGTTATCCCGGCAGTCATAACCTACTTGGCCGCCGCCGGGGCGTTTTCCGGGGCAGAGAAGAAGGAGTTTATATCCTATGTCGTGGCGCAGATCGACAACGCCTTTGATGAATTTGATCGGAAACGAGCATGAACCTAAGACTAACCGGGGGCAAGATCCCCATTGATACCGGGAACGATCGACACCCCATCATGCTAGTAGATATGCCAGATCGGGGGCTGTTCGATTCCCTATTCAAGCATCTGAGGCCGGCTGGCAAGGATAAATACTGGGATATCCTATCCGAGCGGCTGTCGGGCAAGACGATGAAAGAGGTTGCCTCGACCCGTGGTGTAACAAAGGAACGGGTGAGGCAGATCGAGGCTAAGATACTAAGGGTTTTATCAGTCCATTATCGAGAAGTGATTGCTTCAGAGACTGTGATGCTCGAAACAGTCCAACCCTTGAAACATGATCATTAAAATCATCCCCGACTGTGGGTGCAAGCCAGTATGGTTTGCCTGTTTTCTCAGCCGTTTTCTCCCCGGCCCTGCTTGCATCATTATCAGCGACGACGATGCCGCCGGGGAGCCTGACTGCCATGAACTCCATGTTCGATGCGGAGAAACATACATGGATGGTGTATCGGATTTTTATCGCCTTCATAGCCGCTCGAACGGAGAGCGCGGTAGCATATCCCTCAACGAAGATGGGAATCCCTTTTGCGTCCATCGTAAAGGTTGCGCCCTTAGTAATCTGACCACTCAGGAACTTCTTTTCCCCCTTATCGTCGATGAGTTGACACCCTACAAGACGGCCATCGACCCTCATCGGGATAACTAGGAGGATTGAATTGTCTGTGACCCATACATTCCCCTCCTCATCGGGGAACCCTTTGGCTGTCAGGTAGGGGTGGAACGCTTGCCTAGTCTGGTGAAGTATCCATCCCGCCTTGGATGCAGCCTTCTCTGCTGCTTCCTTCCTCTCCCTATCCGCATTGAATTTAGTCCGTCTGATTTGGTCGGGGGTAAATGAGGGTGACTGGCCTTTCCATATAACAGGCGAGGTCATAGTCGCCCAGTTCTGCACCCATCCATGATCTCCCATGTATTTGTATCTGCCATTACGGGAGCGCGGGTGATCCTCTGTCGGTGTTGCAACCCACTTGCCGGGGACTACGCCGTTCAGGATCAGGCCGTGGGATCTAGCGAATTCCTCAAACCTCATTGATGCCACCTATCCCGTGCGCCTTTTCAATGATCCCCGCAATCTCCAAGAGATCGTCCCCGAGATCCGAGTAATCATCGAGCAGGTCATAAACTTCATCGTCTGTAAGAGGCCGATGCACTATTGGCAGGGAGCAGGGTTTTGTATCCGAGTGGATGACCCCGAGGATCGTCGAGTCCCCGCACGAACAACCACCTACGGCATGGGTCAGTTGATCTATTCGGTATACCAGTCCTTCGACATGGGTTTGATAATCACTGCTCATCATATTGTTTCCTTTCCCACTCTCGTTCCTCGAAATAATCTGGCTCCTCTGGCTGTTGGGGATAGTCCTCCTCTAGAGGCCACGGCTTGTAGTAGTCGGGTACATTCATGTCCTTGCTCCTTGTTGCTTCTTAGCCCACGCAATTGTTTTGTGCTTGATCCAGTTCATGGTCTTGGTTGATGGCATCGCAGGTTTTTCCTCTAGCCCACGAGGCCACACGCCAAACTTCTCCCGGTACTTGTGACTTGCCCAATGGATTTTGTAGTTTCGCTCTTGGGCTATGTGAATCAGTTCCGAGTAGAACATTTGCTTGTCGTCTGACTTAACCCGCTTGCCGTTTACCAGTTCCTCTAGTTGTCCGGCTACCGCATCCACATGGTTCCTAGTCTTACGCACATGGCCGCACGATGGGCATATGTCTGTCGCCTTAGGCCACAGGTGTCCGCAGGACGGGCACTTGGATTCCTTCTTAACCTTCTCAGTCGGTTCCTTCTTGGCCTTCTCTACCTTGTCGTCTAACTTGCTGACGCCCTCCGCATACACCTCATCCCAATCATCCCTGAACCTGAGATAGTTGCCCGAATGATCTAGCCATAGTGCAAACTCCTTGCCCTCGCACGATCGCATGACCCTGCCCATCTGCTGTATGTGACTAGAGAATGATTTAGAAAACGGTCTCGCTGATACGCCGATCATTACATCGGGAACATCAAACCCCCGTGTCAAGATATCAGTAGCAATCAGGCCGTGGATCTGGGTGTCTGGCTTGGCAAAGTCCTCGATCGCCTCCCTCTTGAAGTCGTCGTTATCCTTGTAAGAGATCGAGACAAAGTTATATCCCTGCTGTGCGAACCGCTCGACTAGATCTGCCCCGTGCGCTACGCCTGAGCAGAACACGATCGTCTTCATGGGCTTACCGAATACCTCATGGGTTTTCTTGATCCACTCCTGAACGATATCGCCCGTGAGTTTCATGCCGCGCTCAGTCACCACATCCTGCGCCCACTCCCCGGCTACCTTCTTAGCCCCGGTCATATCGATTTCCTTGGCGATGAATACCTTCATGGGTGTCAGCCATCGGTTATCGACTAGCCAGTTATTCGTAGATCCGCAGACGACATTCTCGTAGATATCACCTAGCCCCTTGGTAAACGGGGTCGCAGTCAGGCCAATCACCTTGACATCGGGATTGCTCTTGATGAATTCGGTTGTCTGCTTTCGGGCTATGTGGCACTCGTCCACGATCAGTAGATCGATCTTGGGAAAGTCCTGTCTGCGCTCCAAGGTCTGCGCTGAACACACTTGCAATCGAGAACGGGGATTGTAGTTCCAATGCCCGGACTGATACACGCCGTGATCTAGTTTGTACTTGGATAACCTAAGACTTGTCTGATCTACTAGCACCAGTCGGTCTAGGACTATGGCCGCAGTGTTGTACTTCT